CGGTGCACTAATGACTAGACCAATACGCAAGACAACAGGAAAGGGCGGTAATTACAGACCTACCAAGTCTGGTGCTGGCATGACCAAGAAAGGAGTCGCTGCCTACAGAAAAGCTAATCCTGGTTCTAAACTAAAGACTGCTGTAACGGGTAAAGTAAAACCTGGTAGTAAAGCAGCTAAGAGAAGAAAGTCTTATTGTGCTAGATCACTCGGACAACTCAAACGTAGTTCTGCGAAGACTAGAAACGATCCTAACTCTAGGATAAGGCAAGCACGCCGAAGGTGGAAGTGTTAAAAAAACCCAAGTATAATCTTCTTATGGATATATTAATCGCAATCGTAGTTTTAGCTGTAATAGCTGGCTACTACGTTAAAAAGAAAAAGCCTGAAATTTACAACAAAGTTAAAGAATCGTTAAAACTTAAGAAGTAAGATGCCAAAGAAAGGACTGTACGCAAACATACACGCTAAACGTAAAAGAATAAAAGCGGGTTCTAAAGAAAAGATGAGGAAACCTGGTACGAAAGGTGCTCCTACTGCTAAAGCTTTTAGGAAAGCGAAAAAGACTGCGAAAAAAAGATAATGCCTAAAAAAAAGGCAACACAAGAAGACAAGCGTAAACAAACCGCTGCTTTTTGGAAGTTTATTTTAGATCAAAGGAAAGTTAATAATAAGGAAGAACCATGCCAAGAGTAGGTAAAAAACACTATTCTTATACAGCTAAAGGAATGGCTAAAGCCAAGGCAGCTGCTAAGAAAAAAGGTGTTAAAGTTAAATACACTAAAAAGAGAAAGTAATGAAAAGAGCGTTGGTGCTAGGAGTCTTGTTATCTCCTCTTTTCGCTATTGCAGATCAGACAGGTGATTGTACTGCTGGTTCACAATACTGTGAGCAAAACAGTTTAGATACAACGAACACTACTACTACAACCAATACCAATACAAACACCAACACAAATACTAATACGAACACCAATACGAATACGAATACCAATACATCGACTTCGACTAATACGAATACGAATACCAATACGAACACAAACACCAATACGTCAAACAACACGAACGTAAACACGACTACCGCTACATCAACTGCGACAACAAATAACAGCAATACAAACGTCAATACGTCAACGTCTACGGTTAGCTCAACGGTTAATCAAAACGTAAATAACACAACGGTTTCAGACAATACAAATACTAATATTAATACTTCTACGACAAACAATACGAATACCAATATTAATAAATCGGAGTCTGAATCTACGGTATCTACAAACAATGTTAATCAGAATAACAACAACACAACATCTGATAACACCAATAGAAATATTAATGAATCAAATACTACACAAACGATAAATCAAAATGTTAAAACCAATGCCCCTCCTTCTTCTGCTATTGCTCCTAGTATTATGTCTTACTCACAAGACCTATGTACCACAGGAGTATCAGGTGCTTTTCAAGGACAAGTTTTTGGTTTATCAGGCGGTAAAGCAGTCAGAGATGAAAACTGTGAGCGATTAAAACTATCTAAATATTTATACGATACAGGCATGAAAGTAGCCTCTGTAGCCATACTTTGCCAAGACACAAGAGTTTTTCAAGCTATGGAAATGGCTGGTACACCATGTCCGTATAAAGGCCAAGTTGGAAAGAAAGCTGCTGTAGCTTGGTCTGAAAACAAATTAGACAGACCCGATTACCAAGAGTTAAAAGATAAGTACATCAATAAATGCAAAACAACTCGTAATTCAAAAGGCAAAAAGAAATCAGGAAGAACTTGTGCTAAAGAATTTATGGCTAGTTAGTTGTTTATTATTATTTAACAATCTACAAGCAAACTACATTTACGAGTCTGGTCAAAGTCTTATTGATTTAACCAATCAGACTAATACAACTAACTTAAACTCTGGTGATGATTCGTTGTCCCCAGCCTTTGATTTAGACTTTACCTTTACCTTTTACGAAAATGATTATACATCTGCTCGCATGGCAACCAATGGTTGTTTGCATTTTGGTCTAGGTACAGGAAATATTAACTACAATAACTATTGCGGTGATTACACACCTGACCCGTTGCCTCAATACAACTATACGTTGTTTCCATTTTGGACAGATTTGATTAGAGATAATAACTCTAAGATGCTTGCTAAAAACTTTTCAGACAAAACTGTGTTCGGTTGGTATGACATGAGGGAATACTATAGAGAGTCTGATAATAGTTTTGAAGTCATACTGTGGACTAATAATACTTATGAATTTAGATACGGTGCACTAGATATTATTCAGCACGATGTATTGATAGGTGAACAAGGTAAATCTGATGAAATATATACCTATTACTATCACGATGAATGTAATACAGGAACAACAAACACATCTACTTGTTACAACTACGATTGGAATGCATCTGATAAGAACACAAACTTAGAGAACGGAGGTTCTTTATATAGCGAAGGTTACATTGATTGTAGTGATCCTTTAAACAATAGCAGTTGTGATGGTTATGCAGCAGCTTATTTAAATCAACAATGCGACATTGACCAACTCTACAGCGAAACTTGTCCTTTTTATTGGGAGGTTTATGACGACTTACAATGCGACATTGATCCACAATACGCACCGTTCTGTCCTGGTTATCAACAAGAAGCTTCAGTTGCTTATTACGTTGAGCAAGAGTTTGACTACGGTTATGAAGAAGACTTTAGTTACGAAGAACCACAAGAAGAAATTATTATTTTTGATTATGAAGAGGTATTTATAGAAGCTATACCGCAAGAAGTTTATGTAGAAGAGTTTGATGTATTACCAGAAATAGATGTGATTGAAGAAATAATTACAGAACCCTTTCAAGAGCCAGTTGTTGTAATGACTTACAATGATTTTATTGCTGAAGAGGTTGTTGTTAATCCAGTAGAAGAACTCATACAGCTGTTTGAATTTGAAACTATTATTAGAGAAGAGCTAGAACAAGAAGTGCAGATAGAATCTGTTGAGGTTATAGAAACAATAGAAGAGATCGAAGAAGCAATAGAAGTTGTAGAAAATGATGAAGAGGTTGTTGAAGAAATTGAAGAAGAAACAGAAGAATTAGTTGCAGAAGAAACATCTACTAGAAGTGGAATAACTTCTACTATGTTAAACGTAGTAAGAAACACAATAAGTGTTGCCTCTGCTAGTTCTAGTAATACCTCTACAGCTAATAGCACAAACAATACAAACAACAATACAGCTTCATCTTCATCTGGAATTAGCACTAGCAACTCACCTAGTATGTCGGATCAAATAACATCAGCTAACGCACAAAACAACATGGTATTGTCTTTAAACACAAGCGCAGATGATGTTGGTGGTGGTCAAACACAAAGTGTATCTACAATTATCACACCATTGGCTACATTAGATTCTAGTCCACAGGTAGTTATGGCAGAAGTACAAGTACAAAATATGCAAGGTGAAATTAGTACAGCAGTATCGGGTGCAATGACACAAAGTGAAGCAGATCAAATAGCCAATCAAATAATTGCTAATAACATCAAAGAACAACAAGAAGAACTGCAAGAAGAGTCACAGGAATCAGGGGAGTATGCCGATCAATCAACATTGGTTGCTTATTTGGGTTATGTTCCAGCCTTTGAAGTTTATAAAGGTTACGAAATGCCTAAACAAGATAACTGGTATACACCTAGAGACATTTATAGCGATGCATTTATTAATGATAATAATGAAGCGTTTTATGGATTGTCTTCAGCAAGTTTGAATACATTAGGTGAAATGATAGAATTACAACCTAGTCTTTAGGAGTTTTTATGGATTGGTTTGAAAGTAAAACAACACAGTTAATAGCTTTGGTTTCTATTGTCGCTACTTTGGCTGGCTTTGGTTATACAGGAGCAACTTACGTTAATCGTTTAGAAAATTTAGAAGCTGAAATTGTGGGTATAGATGATACGGAAAATGCACAACAGGCTATAGAGGAAAGATTTATGGCAATAGAAACGTCTGTTGCATATATCAATAAAAGTATTGATGAAGGAATTAATCCTTCACTAAAAAGAATAGCTGAAGTATCTAATGAAACGAGTAAAGACGTTACAACACTACAAACAGAAATACAGTATTTACAAACTGATGTTAAAAATCTTAAGTCTGATAATAAAAATCCATTAGCGGAGTAATTTATGAAAGCACTACTTAAAAACTTAGTTGGATCGGTAGCACCAACCCTAGGTACAGCATTAGGCGGGCCTATGGGTGGTATGGCTGCAAACATGATTGCAGATGTGTTGGGCTGTAAAAACGAACCCAAAGAAATTCAAAAGGCTTTAGATAATGCAACACCCGAACAAATGCTTGAGTTAAAAAAAGCTGAAGCTGATTTTGAAGTTAAAATGAAAGAGCTTGAGGTAGATGTATTTAAACTAGAAGTACAAGACACTCAAAATGCAAGACAGACTTTTTCTAAAGATTGGACAGCCAGAATTATAGGTATTGCTGTTATTGGTGGATTTATGGGATACATATTCTTGGTGACTATTCAGCCGCCCGAACAGAACTCAGAGGCTCTAATTAATTTAGTTCTTGGATACCTTGGTGGTTTAGCATCAGCTATTATTAGTTTTTACTTTGGGGCATCACATAAAAGTGACGACTAGCGGTAGATGGAATTGGTACGGGGAGGGTAAAGAAACAATGCAAATATCTGAAGAAGGCATATCATTAATTAAATCTTACGAAGGCTGTCGCTTAGAAGCATATCAAGACTCTGTAGACGTTTGGACTATAGGTTATGGTCATACTAAAGACGTTAAAGAAGGCGATAAAATAAACCAAGACGAAGCTGAGTATTTGCTGCAAGAAGAAATGATTGAGTACGAAGGCTATATTAACGATTTTGTAGAAGTACCGCTAGAACAATGTCAGTTTGATGCGTTGGTATGTTGGGTGTATAACTTAGGCCCTACAAACTTAAAAAACTCTACGTTACTTAAAGTGTTGAACGAAGGCGATTATGACGGTGTTCCAGAACAAATAAAAAGATGGAACAAAGCTGGCGGTGTTATCTTAGGTGGCTTAGTTAAACGCAGAGACGCAGAGGCTAATTTGTTTCAAGGCAAAGAGTGGGATAAACTGAGCTAATCATGGATGGAATGTTGTTTTGGAACATAATAATTAGTTTGGTATTTGCACCAATCTTTTATACATTAAAGACTCACGCTTCAGAACTACAAAGACAGAACATTTTAATTAACAGAACACGAGAAGAAGTAGCTAGAGAGTATCTAACTAGAAATGAACACACCATTGAGTTTCAACGATTAATAGATAAAATAGATAAACTTGATGCTAAAATAGACAAACTAATAACAGATTAATATGGCAGAACCAACATACGATCCATACGCATATAGCGACATAGGCAGAAGAGCATTAGGCGGAGAATATATAGATGCTATGAATTTCTTTTGGTTTGATCCTGTAACTGGAGAAGAAGGACAAACTACAGAAGGATGGAGTCGTGTTCCTGATGCTGCAAAACCCTATACTTATTTAGACCCAGGATCAAGAAACCAAGCTAGAAATACTTTCTATGAAAGCGGTGCTGCTTTTGGTGGAATGGGAGGAACTGGCGGTATGGGTGGCTTATTAAGCGGTCAAGCTTACGCACAACAAATAGCGGGTGGTATGCCTTTTGAACAAGTAGTAGCACCTGGTATGAGTTTCTCTCCAGATCAACCTATGGGTTATATTGCAGAAGGAGCTACACCTTTTCAACCTAGACCAACCTTTTTTCCAAGCGCACAAGACCCTTCTGTTGGAATGACAGGAGCAGACTTAGGTTTGCCAATGGGCGAAGGAACACCAATGCCAGCTGGGGTTACGTTTGATCCTGAATCTATAAGACAAATACCAGCACCATCGGTTATGGGAAGTCCATTGCCCTTGGATATAGACATAGATGAGTTGTTAAAAGATATTGATGTAGAACAAGCTATAGAAAACTTACCTACACCAACGGTAACTCCAGAGCCAGTAGCAATACCACAACCAATAACAGCTCCAGTAGCAGCTCCAGTAGCAGCTCCAGCAGTTTCTACACCTATTACAGCTCCAGTATTGCCTCAGATTGTTCCAGAAAGACAACCTGTTATGCCTTCTATACCTGTAATACCCCCTGTGTTAGAAGCACCTACACCTATAGTAGACGTACCAATGAATTTAGGTTTGCCTATGATTGAAGACATAGCTCCAGCAACAATCCCTGAAATACCTTTTCAATTACCTCAGATAAACCAGATACCGACATTACCTGTAGTCAATACTCCTGTAATGCCACAACCTATGGTTAATTTAGGAATGACTCCTACTAACCCAGTTTTAAACATTGATAATATTGTTTCACCCATAAGACAAGGAAGTCCAAGAGCACTACTAGGAACACTCTAATGCCTACACATAAAGAAGTCGTAAAAGCAGCTGAAGCTGAAAGAATACTTGAATCA